CATGGCTCAAGGACTCGTTAAACTCGGGTTGTTAGCCGGAGCAGCCGCTTGTGGTTATGCTCTGTACAAGTATTACACTCGTAAACCACTCAGGGCCGTGAGAGATTCACTGTTGAAAGTTAAGAATGAGGTAGACGATGTAGATGATGTTCTCGAAATGATGAATGTCAATGTTCAGAGTAAACACACTAAGCGACGCCTGCGCTATAAGAACTTACCTGCTGTTGTTAAGGCAGCTCAGCACGCTGAGCTTAGGCTCGGCTTACTGAAACATAATGAGGCAAATGAGATGGTCGTCAGCAAGGTTGTTCGTGACTACATGTCGAAGTCTGTTAAGGATGGTGGCTTGGGGATGCGACAATCACATGTTGTTAGAGATTATTACGTGGCTGTTACCATGTATTTTCTGCCCAAGCACCAAGCCACTTTATGTAAGGAAGTTATGAGTCTTACTGCCAACAAGCTCGCTGAGGCTATGAGTTTCAGCGGGTTGGATGGTAGTAAATAGGGGTGCCTACGGAAACTACCATTGGTCCAAACTAAAGTTAATCATTCGACCGTTGGTGGAATGGTAGTTATTCCGAGGACATCCACCAGGTACAAAACTAAGTATTACTATAGACTTAGTGGGATCTGTTCTGATGTGCGGTTTGGGGCACACCAGAACAACTTGCAGAATGCCAGTAGGGCTGTGGCTGAACGAGTGTTGATGGTTCCTGATGGAACCGGAGGCCTTAAGTTCTGTCCTAAGCCACTTTCTGCGAGTCATGTTCACCGCACGTTGCTTCCGTTTCGAAAGCTCGTTGAGAAGACTGTCAGAAATGATAGTTCCTTTCCAATTCATCCATTGAGTTCAGCACAGTTTGTTGAAAGTTATCATGGATCAAAGAGGAGAAGGTATCAAGAAGCCGTAGATTCACTGGTATGGGATCCAGTTACCCAAAGGGATGCACGTGTGATGGGGTTCGTCAAGGTAGAGAAAATCAATTTTTCAGCTAAGGCAGATCCATGCCCTCGGTTGATCCAGCCACGTAGTTTTAGGTATGGTGCGGCATTAGGCCAGCACATTAAACACGTCGAAAAACCGTTATTTTCAATTATTGATGGTATATATGGAGGGCCAACCGTTTTGAAAGGATATGATTGTATACAGTCAGCCAAACACTTAAAAGATATGTGGGATGAGTTTCACAATCCAGTAGCAATTGGGTTGGATGCCAGCCGCTTTGACCAACACTGTTCCCCAGAGCTTCTTCAATGGGAACATGATACTTGGTTACAGCTGGTTGCCGACAAGTCAGCTGTCAGGAAATTGCTTTCTTGGCAGTTGCAGAATGATGGGCGAATTTATCTGGACGACGCAGTGATTAAGTACACTACGAACGGATGTCGTATGAGTGGTGACATGAATACCTCATCTGGTAATTGCTTAATCATGTGTGCCATGGTCTATTGCTACTTGTCCTCACGCAACATCCCACATTTTAGATTGGCAAACAATGGTGACGACTGTGTCGTCATCATGGAGAAATCCTTCCTCAAAACATTAAGCAATTTGACACAATGGTTTACGGATATGGGATATACAATGAAGGTTGAAGACCCTGTGTATGAATTTGAGCAAATCAGTTTCTGCCAGACCCAACCTGTATTTGATGGAGTCGGGTACAGAATGGTCAGGGACCCCAGAGTCGCTTGTGCCAAGGATCTGTGCTCTACCCTCGATTTACAGGTGGACCGAGTACGTAAGGCTTGGTTCAATGCTATGTCCATGGGTGGTGAGAAACTGGTTGCCGGTATACCAGTGTTGCAGGAATTCTACCAGAGTTTTCCCAGATCTGAAATCAAGCAATCTTCCAAGGACACCACGCTCAATCGCATGTATGATGCTGGGATTTGGAGAATGGTACCTAGGGTCGGTGGGTATAGAGATGTGGTAGCACAATCCCGTTACTCATTTTGGCTTGCCTTTGGTATCCATCCCGATCAACAGGAAATCTTAGAGTGTCGGTTTAGGAGTACTAATCTTGGTGATTGTGAAATGACTGAACAGGAGGTTTATGAAGAGGTGTCCCTCCTGAGTGATAACAATTAACCATCGTTATTGATCAGTTTACGTATATAATTATTTTATTGCTTATTACTAAATTATTTATCTTTCTAACTTTAATAGCTAGATATGTCTTCAAAGAAAATGCAGTTCAGCAAGATACGACGCCGCATGATTCCCACCAGTGAACCAGATTCGATCGCCATTACGGTGGCACCAACCAACGCACCTAAGAAGAAGCCTGGTCAGAAGACGAAAGGTGAACAGGAGGTCTTTGTTGGTGGTCAGGATGCTACCGTTAAGTTTGTTCAATCCAGAGCTTTGACTAATTCGATGGCCAATATCAATGGTGTGCAAACTATGGTTGTAGAGAAAACGGAGGCTATAGATACAATTAATATGTCGTTAGCAACATTTGTTTGTGCCTCACGTCCCTTCTTCCCTCAATCTAGTTCGCTACCTTGGTTGTCATCCATCTCAGGGGCATTCACCGAATATCAGGTGTTAGAGTTGGAGTACACTTATGTGCCATCGGTACCAACCACACAGGCAGGTAATGTCATGTTTGCCTTTACTGGCGACTATAACGATTCCCTGCCCACTACGCAGCCAGAATTTCTCCAGACCGAGCAAGCCTTATTGGCTCCTGCTTATGCTGGTGGAGCTGGTGGTAGAGCGCTACAGAGGTTTGGATTTCCATCTGGTGATGTTGTTGGATTTTCTGTACCGAAGTATACTTATACACTTGGTACTAGCACCATTCCCAACACTTACCGGATTGTTTCTTCCACCACATTTACCACAGCTAACAACGTGGAAAAGAATACATTGTCTCCTGGTACTCTTATCTATGCTGCCAATGGTATTGCGCAACCTGCCACTCCTGGTGTTTTGTGTGGACAAATCTTTGTGAGATATAAGGTGCGACTGTTGGGATCGGTTGCTGCTGCAAGAAACGTCTAAAAACATATTCTTCATTGGTTAGTTTTCCAGCGTTATTATCCGAAGGTCGCTGGCCCGGAATAAAAATTAGGTAAATAGAAAATCCCAGTCAATTCTTCCCGTACAAACTCGAAAATTTCAGAGGGGTGTGGCCATAACTCGTGGGTGGTTCCCGAGTTCTCCCCAGCAATGGTGTGGTCACCTGGATGCAGTAGAGTTCAGGAAAGAATTGGTAGTGAGCGGCTGACAAACGAAAGTTTGCCAGGGGCCCGTGATCACGTTCCACCAAACATTAATATAGCTGCCCGACCGTGGCGGCGAGAACGGGCTCAGTCGTGAGGCAGGCCCCAAGTACCGTCACTTCGCGAGGGCGTGAAACGGGAAACCGGAGGTAGAGACCGCGCCAGTCAGGTTTCTCGG